CTCTTGATGATATGCTGTACTATAACAAATACGATGTAATCGGTCTCGAAGAATTGTATCTAAAAGTCAGGCCCTATATCAAGAACCATCCGAATCTCGGTGTATTGATGGATGAAGATACTTGTCCTAATTGCGGATCGGAACATCTGGAAGAAACTCAATCAGAATACTTCACCGCCGCTAACAGATTTCAAGTGTATAGATGTTTGAATTGCAGAACTCCTTATATACGACATAAAAAGAACTCAAATACGGTACAAACGAACATGAGAAGTGTACCAAAATGATTCCCCACCTAAAAAGCAACTTTGCCCACTTTTTGGCTATAATTAACAAGAAGGTGCAAGTGAAATGGTTGAGCAACCTGGTGGATGCTACCGAGGTGGGGATATAATTAAAAGAAAATGATACTTCACGGAAATGTAAACGATAAACTGAAAGAGATTGAATCTGATTCTATTCAATGTGTAGTGACTTCGCCACCATATTGGGGATTAAGAGATTATGGAACTGATGATCAACTTGGACTTGAAGAAACACCAGAAGAATATGTAGAAAATATGGTCAAGGTATTTCGTGGAGTGAAACGAGTATTAAAAGATGATGGAACTTGTTGGCTGAATCTTGGAGACAGTTATGCAAGAACACCCAATAGTCAGGTATCTCAGTCTGGACTTTGTGCAACTAAAAATGATGATAAGAAATATGAATATTCACACAAAAAGAATTATGGAGATATTATAAAACCTAAAGATTTAGTTGGTATTCCCTGGCGAGTTGCTTTTGCATTACAAGCTGATGGCTGGTATTTGAGACAAGATATTATATGGCATAAGCCTAATCCTATGCCTGAATCAGTTACCGACAGATGCACGAAATCACATGAGTATATATTCCTTTTAAGTAAGTCAGCCAAGTATTTCTATGATAATGATGCTATTGCTGAAAAAACACTTACAATGGATAATTCTGATCGTGATAGAGACTTAACCAAATTAAACAATACACCTGGTAGATCTAAAATGAATGGATTAAAAACAAATAATTACCAAACACGAAACAAACGCTCAGTATGGACTATCAATACCAAACCATATAAAGATGCTCATTTCGCTGTATTTCCACCCAAATTGCCTGAATTATGTATCAAGGCTGGTAGTAGTGAAGGTGACGTTATTCTTGATCCATTCTTCGGTAGCGGTACAACAGGATGGGTGGCCCAAAGATTAGGACGTAAATGGATAGGAATAGAATTGAATCCAGAATATATAAAGATTGCAGAGAAACGATTTATACAAAGAGAATTATTTTAAGATAACAATGAAGGAAAAATGAAATGAGATTAGTAACAGTAACAAAACTTGACAGTAGTAATGCAAACTTACTTAACAAAGTACAATCTATACTTAATAAAGAATATGATTCAAAATTTGACATACATAGGGAGTTTCGTAAGATAGTGCCTAAGGGTAGGTATGCGTTGGCAATAGCTAAGGATTCAGTATGTTATATGTGGGATACTCAATTATTAGAAAAGTCCAATTAACTAAAGGAGAAAAAATGAAATGAACCACATACTATTATTCTTTGTATTAATTATTTTGATTTGTTCTTACCTATTAAGATACCAACCAAAGGAGTAACCCATGACACCATACTACATCAACGAAATACTGCAAACACAAGCATTTGACACCATTTTACAGACTTTGTATTGGGTGATCTTATGGGCATTTGTGATTCATAGATTAAATCGGATGCAAAACAATAACGATGAATTTCAAACCGACTTACTAAACGAACTGGAGAAGAGACTATGATAATGTTTGATATAGCAGAATGGATTGCAAACCTATTAGTATTGGGTATTGCGGTTGTATTGTGGTCTATTGGTCTATTGGTCTATTTATAATTGCTATGCTTCTATCAATAGGGAAACAATGGATAGATAATTTATTAGAAATTGAAAAAGGATAAATAGTGTTCGTAAGCAAAAATAAATATACAAAGCTGGAAGGCGACCTAGAAGAAGCAAACATCGAAATAAGGTGGCTCACGGATTGGAAACTAAAAGCAGAGATGAAATTCTCTGTTATTGAAAAATGGATTAAACAATCAATGAATGGCTCGATTGGGAAAAGACGAGTTATGGATAGTATTCTAGATTTATTTAAACAATAAAGGAGTAGTAAAATGAAAGAAAAAAACTACGTTGCATCGTCAATTAAACAAAAGACGTTTGACAATGGAGGCAGCGTATTAAACGCCGCATTTAAAGTAGATGATCTCAAAAAGAACTCAAAAAAGGGTTGGGTGAATATCACAATCGCTGAAAGGCGGGAACCATCAGAAAAAGGTGCGACTCATTACGCCTATGTGAATGAGTTTGAACCAAAGAAAAAAGAACAATTCAACTCCCACGCTGGAGATGAGGATTTGCCGTTCTAAATGTTTGAACCGACCAAGTCATTCGACTTTGAAGATGCCGTAGAATTAGCCCAAATTGCTAAGAATCGGCTACGAGTTACTGAAATATCCATTGAGTACCTATGGCATCGGGATCAGTACGATAATGATGAAATGAACTATTCTCACGCTATTGAAACGGCTTGGTCGGAACTCACGCAACAACAAAAACAAATATTACACATGAGACTCGTACAGGGCTTCACATTCACTTCTATTGGCGATTTCCACGGGTTTTCAAGGAAAAACGCATCTAATATATTCTATAGAGCCTGTAAACACATCCAAAACCACTTCCATAGATAGTTCCGTTCGCCCCTATTAGTAGAAGGGTTACCGTTTCCCCTACTCGCATAGAATAGAACACTCAGGGCGAAAGACAGGAAAAGCGGTCTCCTTCATTAGCTAATGGAAAGAGACAAAGGCATCACCCTACTGGTTGAACTGGTAGGCATCAAGAACTTAAAGACCACCCACAACTGGCGGCTAGAGTTTGATGTTTTTGAAATAGACTCTAGTAAAGTGAAAGGACTCATGGACAAACTTAACAAAGCATTGGTCATGGCTCTCATTGAAGATGAGTGAACAAACGGCCAACAAGCAGAGCAATGGTCAGTTTGCAAAAGGCAATACTCTTGGCAACAGATGGAAAAAGGGAGAGTCTGGCAATCTCAATGGTAGGCGTGGTTCTCTTAAAGATATTCTTGATTTAATAGGCGATGAAAAAGACCAGGAAGGTATCACGAATCGTGAGAAGGTGATGAAGAAGGTCTTTATGATGGCTATGCGTGGAGATATGAAAGCCATCCAGTTCTTAGCCGATAGGGTTGAAGGAAAAGCAAAGGAATACATTGAACAGAAAATCATCAAGGATGAATTGATTGTTGAGTGAAGTTCAAAATCAAAAAAGACAAGATGCTTCCCCATCAACTCAAGTGGTGGAATCTCACAAACTTCTATCCGCTTTTAATTGGCGGCTATGGGTGTGGGAAAACTTATATTGGGGGATTACGAAGTCTGTATCTGTCTTATATCAATGCACCTATTCCTGGTATGTACATCTCACCCAGTTACACTTTATCACAGAAAACCATTGTAATCACATTGAAGGAAATCATGGATAGGTCTGAAATAGACTATACCTACAATCAGCAACGTAATGAGTTTCGTGTTCATAATTGGGATGGTGTAATATGGATTGGTTCGGGTGATAAGCCCGACTCTCTCCGTGGCCCAAACTTGGCGTGGGCTGGAATAGATGAGCCATTCATTCAAAAGAAGGACGTGTTTGACCAGATGATAGCAAGGGTTCGCCATCCAGATGCAGATAAGCGAGAAGTGTTTTTAACAGGCACTCCAGAAGAATTGAATTGGGGATATCAGTTAGCAACAAGAACAGATATGGATATGGGAATAGTGATAGGCTCAACGCTAGATAACACACACCTACCACAAGAATACAAGGACAACTTATTAACTGCTTACTCAGATGAGCAGATTCAAGCCTATGTACATGGGCAATTTGTTAATCTAACACAAGGCAGAGTGTATAAGGAGTTTTCTAGGGAACTCGTAACGAGCCTAAAGACAGATGGTTGGGAGATTGGTGCTGGTATTGATTTCAATGTGGATGCTTTAACTGCTATTGTATTTGCACACTCAAAGACCCATCTCCACGTGTTTGATGAGATACGGCTTCGTAACGCTGGGACATACGATTTAGCAAAAGAATTGAAAGAGAAGTATCCTGGAATCAAGGTATATCCAGATGCAACGGGTTCAGCCAGAAAGACATCGGCGGCATCCACGGATCACGAAATTCTGATTCAGGCTGGTTTTAAGCTGATGAGTGGTAAAAGCAATCCACCAGTAAGGGATAGGGTGAACTGTGTGAATCGGGTATTGCGGAAGAATATGGTTACTGTTGAGAATTGTCCCAATCTGATTATGGACTTAGAACGCAACGTATGGCGAAATGGGGATATAGATAAGCGTGACCCAGACCAGACTCACGCTTCTGATGCTTTTGGGTATGCCTGTCATTGGTTGTTTCCTTTGGTGTCTCGCAAGGTTGGATACTCTAAGTGGTAGCGGTGATTCTAGGGATTAGTCTCACATTGAACGCTGGGTTCATTATATCATTAATCTGGGGATTCCACATTAATAAAAGAATTGATAAAAAGGTCGGGAAATACATTAAAAGCCAGGGCGGGCAAACTTACAAAAGGTATTACGCATGATAATTCCCGATCTTGGCAAAGCATCCGTTATGGGTGCAATTAAGTCCGTTATAGGACGAGCAGATGATTCCAACCTAAAGAGAAGGATGAAGTTTGTTGATTTCTATGAAGGTGAACACGACCAATATATCGAGAAACACTTTCAGTCGGGGCCACAACTTCCACCCTATACGGCCAATATCACTAAGAGAATGGTCAATGCTCGGTCATTAGTGTACAAGGATAGTCCTATTAGATTGAATGATAAGTACAATGAGATTCTTCCGCTAGATGTAAATAGTAAGTGCCGACAGATGGAGAAACTCACATTCTTATTGGGTACGATGTCATTCAAATCATCATGGGGCGATGATGGTTTAGAGTATGAGTTAGTGCCATACTTCTGGCCTATGTTCTTACAGGGTGAGACTGAGCCATGTGCAATATTCTATCCTATTGCGAATATGGGCGACAAGTCTGAAAGGTTGTATGAGTTCTGGAGTGATGAAGAACACTTCCGCTTTAATGAGATGGGTCAGATTATGAACCTTGAAGATGAAGGGATGAATATGTATGGCAAGATGCCAATTACATTTGCCCATCGTTCTCCTGAGATTGTGGATGAGTTCTTTCAAGCTGGTGCATCGGATATTGTTTCAGCCAATGAACATATAGATATATTGTTTAAGACATTAATGATAGCGGCACGGATTGATTCATTGGGGATTAAGTATGCAAGTGGTGTAAGGGATGACACTCCGATTAGAGCTGGCGTGGATGAGGTAATCTTATTGCCAGATGGTGTGACACTTGGAAGGTTGGAAGGCGGTAATCCTGAAAAGATTATCAACATCATTAAGACTGTGATCCAATCAACCGCATTGAATAATCACTTGGTTGCAAGGTTTGTGGATAGTGAAGCACGAAGCGGTGTGGCTCTGAAAGTAGAAAACATTGAGAACTTTGAAGAACGCAAAGCATCCGTGAGTGATATATGGCTTCCATTTGAAAATAAACGATTTCAGATAGATAAAATGATAGCATCAGCTAATGGTGTGCAACTCTCTGATGATTACCATGTGGACTTTGCAGAGCCAGAGAATGTGTTGAGTCCAGATGAGCAACGTGCGGAATGGGATTGGCTATTATCGAAAGGGCTTATTTCAAAGAGAGATATTTTAAAACAAATGAATCCAGACTTAGACGATGCGGAAGCTGATAGGATATTGGGTGAAGTAAAAGAAGAAACA